GGTAGATACTCAGTGTCTGAATCAGCAAAGGAGATAATCAATGGGACAACTTAAACCGGGTGCTACTTACATCTATGAACGTAACGGCGATGAAATATACGCTCGTGAGTTTGGCGAAACAGAACGCAAGTTGATTGGATACAAATACGAAATGGATGACAACCCCGATCCCCGAACTGCTGACGGTCGTCCGTTACGCGATCATATTATGGAAGATAAACTTTGGGGCGAGATTCGGCGAGAAGCACGATCCAATCCAGCTTTACAAGCAGAGTTGGAACGTGTTATAATGCTGTATTATCTTATAAGAGACAATAAAGACACTATTTCACATCACCCTGTATAATGGACAAACTATCAATCAATAACGAAATGGCTCAACTTGATATTAAAAATCGAGCGTTTTATGACGAGTTGACTGACGACGAAAAGAAAAAGTTTGCAACATACTTGATGTTGCGATATGCTGCCAGTGTGGAGGGGGATGACACTTTGCAAGAATGGTACCTTCGTGCCACCAACGACAAAGTGAATCAAAACTTCTTTGACTTGGGAAAACATCCCAAACTACAGTGGTTGTTGTGTACCAGCGTTAGTCCCGGTATGGGACGACAACGTCATTACTGGCAAGCCAGCAAGAAAAAAGAAGGCACTAATAATAGTAAAAGTGTTAAATTTTTGGCAAGGATTAATCCACATCTGAGACAAGATGACATCGAGCTGCTGGCTGAAATTAACACTGTGGCAGATTTAAAAAAACTGGCCAAGGACATGGGCATTAGTGATCAAGATATCAAAAAGGAATTGGGTTGATCTATCACCAGTTAGTGGTCAATGGATGTAGCTATATGGAGGGCTATGCTTCGGGCGGCGGCCATACGGAGTTGGCACAAGGGTTGGGTATAGAGTCTAGCTGTTCCTTGGCCATCGGTGGCAGTGCGAATAGTAGAATTCTTAGAACCACGCTCAAGCATAGTTACTTGACTGACAAACCCACTTTGTACATTCTGGGCATGACCTTTATCAGCAGAGCAGAAATACCTATTTTAAAATACAAGTCAGACGAAACGGCAGACACTAGTTTTGAAGGGCGTTGGGCGAATCCACAAAACCAACAGTTCAGCGACCGGTGGGAGCATTTTTGGAAAGAGCAGGATTCGTTGAATTGGGTCGAGTTACAATACAAAGCTGATGTCTACAGTTTGTTGGATCGTACAGAAGACTTGATGTACCGCATGTTGACTGCGATCGGTGACTTGACCAGACGTGGTCACCAAATCCTACTGTTTCAGCAAGCAGATGATTCTTACATGTTGCCGGACCATGGCGCAAGGCTGATTGACAGCTCCAGGTTAACTTTGTTCAAATCGGTAACCAACATAGTGCATGGATTCCAGTGGCAAAGTATCCCTTGGCAACACGAGCAAGGTGTAAGAGCACAACAGTCGCACTCACCCAAATCATTGGCCATCATGCGTCCAAATACTCCAACAACGGAGGATCGAATCAAACATCGATCACCCGGACATCATCAAAAATTAAACGAATATTTGATTAATTATATTAAAGAACATAAAATAGCTTGATGCACACCTGTAAATACTGTAAAAAATCTTATAGTAAAGAAAGTACTCTGGCCGCACACATGTGCGAACAAAAGCGCAGACATCAAAGTCAAACTGATGCAACGGTACAACTAGGCTTCAATGCATATTTACGATTTTACGAATTAACACAGGGTAGTGCAAAACTAAAAACATATGATGACTTTGCTAGCAGTCCTTATTATCTTGCTTTTGTTAAGTACGGCAGACACGCTCATTCTATTCGCTGTGTTAACTTTGGTAGTTTTACTGATTGGCTTTTAAAAAACAATAAAAAATTAGACCATTGGTGCAAGGAAGAACTGTATCTTCAATGGCTGTCTGAATACATGCGTAAAGAAGCAGTACAGGACGCACTGGAACGAGCACTCAAAGAAATGCAAAGGTACGCAGATGCAGATGATATATTGCAGAACAACTTTAACAATTATTTTAGGCTTGGTGCTGGCAATCGCATTGTGCAACACATCAGAGATGGTCGTGTTAGTCCTTGGATTGTGTATAATTGTGATTCGGGCGTTGAGTTTCTTGATGTACTCAACGAGGAACAAATCACAATAATCATGCCGTGGATAGATCCTGACGTTTGGCAACGTCGATTCAAGGACTATGTGGCAGACACTGAATGGGTCAAGGACATTTTGAGCAAGGCAGGCCTGTGACAAAAATCAATATAAATGACGAGCTAGTGGGCCCGATCATTGATCTTGTGCGAGATCTAAAAAATCAAGGTTACCAACAAGGAATAGATTTTGACTTTGCATATTGTCCCCCGCAGTGGAATGATTTTACCGGTGAGTCCGTTGCCAGACACACAGTTTTTACCTTTTATAAAGATGAACTGGCCAGCTGGTTTAGTTTGAAATACAAACAATGACATTTAAGAGTGACATCGATATTGACTTTGGGGATAGAGACAAGATACTATCTCTACTAAAGCACACACCTGCTAGTATAGTTCGTGACGGCCATATGGTCAAACACAATACTGGTGTTTATTTTACAGACATTCCCGTAGATCCGTTTACTGGACAAGCAAGTTTAGATCACAAAGCGGCTGAAGATCGTGGGTATGTCAAATTGGATCTTTTGAATGTGAGTCTGTACAATCAAATTGACAATGAACAACATTTAGAGCAGTTGATGTCCAAGGAACCCGATTGGGCCAAATTGTATGATCCCGAATTCTGTGGGCAGTTAATTCACATTAACAATCATTACGATACTTTGATCAAGATGCCTGAGCCAGTGGATACTATTCCCAGACTGGCCATGTTCTTGGCCTTGATACGTCCTGCCAAACGACAACTAATAGGTAAATCGTGGCAAGAAGTGGCTGAATCTGTTTGGGAGAAACCTGCCGACGATGCTTACTACTTTAAAAAATCGCATGCGGTTGCTTATGCACATTTAGTAGTTGTGCATATGAACCTATTAGATCTTTCTAACTAATGTAATACTGCGCCTCTTACTGCGCTTTTGTGCGTTTTCTTTAAGGCTTAACGCTGGGCCGTATTTTAATTCAACGTCTTTACTGTTGAATGTTTTTAATGTGGGCTTGAATGGGGTCCAATCCTGTTTTAAGAAAATGTTAATGGGAACCATCCTATTACTTTCCCACCACCATACTTCCCCCAAATCCAAATATAACACTTTTTGCGGCTCAGTCCTAAGCACAGCAAAATCGTAGATACTGGTGATCACATCGTCGATGTTTTGTATGATTCCAACATATTCATTGCCCCCATAGGTAAGATAGCTGAGAAACGGGTACTGATCTAATAGTTTTTGATAATCCATCACTGAATATTTAGCAATTCGAAATTCGGATAGTTTTGTAATTGAAATGTTCGCTAAATATGTAAATGCAACAGATTAATACATATATCTACGACAATACGATCCTGGTACAGATTGCCACGGATCCAGAAATAGAACAAAGGAACAGAGTTGTGTATACCAGAACAATTACCTGCTATAAAGGCGTGAACAACGTCATCAAAGTAAAAGTACAAAATCAGGATCAAAAACCCTACAATTTATCCAACGTGCAACCGTTGGTTTTTAGTGTAATAGACGATTATGTAACCAGCAATGCCAACGTAATCTTCCAATCTAACGTTACAATTTCCAATGCTACAACAGGTATAGGCACTGTCACTATTCCCACTGCCAACGTAAATGTGTTTGAACGTGACCAATACATATACAGTATTCGCTACACTAGCGGCAACGTAAATTATGCTGCTTACGTGGATGATAATTGGGGAGCCCAGGGACAGATGTTTGTAGTCAGCACAGCCTATCCCGATAAAAACTAAATAACATATAAACAGGATTTTAGATATGGCATCATATACAATAGTGACCGCTACAGCAGCCAATGTGGCTGGAAACACTAACACAATCAATAGCACCAAAGTCAAAGTGGTAGCAAATGCAGCCTGCGTTTACGCTATCAATGCGCCAGCAACACTCACAGCCAATGTGGGCGCCATGATTCCCGCAAACTTTCCCACATACATCAACATGACTGGCATTGGAAACAGAATTTCAGTCTTGCCAGTGGCAGGCGTCAATACTGCCATCACACTAACAGAA